TTTAGAACAACAAAAACTCAACTTAGATGCTGCGGATGATTTAGCGGATAAAGAATTAGAAAAAGAAAGATTGAGTTATAAAAAATCTTATGACGCACAAAAGATTCAACAACAGTATGACATTCAAGACCAACGAACTGCCGTTCAGTTAGCGAGATTAAATGCCTCTAAAAAAAGGTAGTAGTAAAGCAACAGTTAGTGCTAATATATCTAAGATGAGGAAAGAAGGTTATCCTCAAAAACAAGCAATTGCGATTGCTCTACAAAAGGCAGGTAAATCGAATGTCAAAAAAAGAAAAAAATAATCCTCTGGAAGAGATTGATAGAGAAGCCGTTGATTCCCTTACTTATGAATTTAAAATGTTATTTTCTTTATACGTTTCCCAAGGCGTTGATCCATTAGCCATTGCTAGTTCTTATCTAGCTGCAGGTCAGTGGGCCATGAACAAGGAAATAGGGTTGCAACGAACACAAGATTTGTTAAAGTTACTAGCAAATTATAAGTACGAGGTTATCCCCGTATATAACAAAACAGTACACTAGGAGTTTATGATGGACCCAGATAAAAAACTTGAAAAAATGATCCGAGAACTGGATCCAACTATGTCTAAAGAAAAACAAGATTCAATGAAAACTACAATTAAAGACATAAGAAAACTCTTAAAAATAAAAGTTCCTAAAAAAGCAGATGGGGGCATGATGAACAAAAGTTTAAAACCAGTTGATAAAAGCAAAAATCCAGGACTAGCAAAGCTACCCACTGACGTGAGAAACAAAATGGGCTATATGAAAAAAGGTGGAGCTGTGAAGAAAAAAGAAGGTGGAATGGTTTTAGAAATTGGACTACGCCCTGCAACCAAACAGGAAATGAAAATGGCGAAAGAGATGAAGCCTCAGAAAAAAGCTAACGGTGGAATGGTATCTAGAGGAACAGGTCAAGCTATCCGTGGTAAAGGTTTCAAAGGGGTATTTTAATGAATAAAAAAGGCACTCGATCAAGTTTAGCTAAATATCGCAAAAAAGAAAATATGACAGATGCGGAAGCGAAAAAAAAACTCTTTGATCAATTAGACGCTGAAGCAAAAAGATATGGTCAAGAACCAACACCAAATAAAAAAGACAATAAAGAAGGAGTTAAAAAATATAGACGTGGTGGTAAATTTGAAGAGATGAGAGAAAAAAGATTAAAAGAGTTTACCCCCGAAGAACTTAAAAAAATGTTTGGATATAAAAAAGGTGGGTCAGTTGAAGGTAAAAGACTTACACGAACAGTTCCCCCTAAGAAGGGACCTAACTCTCAAGGTATGAGAGGAACCGGTGCTGCGATTAGTGGTACCAAATTCAAAGGAGTATTCTAATGGATAAAATCAAACAATTATGGAATGATCATCCCAAGAAGAAGTGGCTCGTAGTAGGTATTGCTATTGGTTGGATCATCGCTCAATACATCTAATTAATGTTATCTAAAATTTTAGGCGGATCTTTAGTGGACACTGTTGGTAAAGTGATCGACAGTGTTCACACATCCGAAGAAGAAAAAGGTCAAATCAGAATTAAACTACAAGAACTTGAAAATGAAATTAACTCTAAACAAATGGATATTAATTTAGCGGATGCTCAGTCTACAGCTACCGATATTTCAGGTCTACTGCAACGTTCTTGGAGACCCCTCATTGGATTTAGTGCAGCATTGGCCATATTTTTCGAATTTGTACTTAAACCTTTTATCGTGTTCTTTTTAGGAGTATTTCAAATTGAAGTGGGTCCACTACCCCAAATGAACATGGAACAATTAATGCCTTTAGTCATGGCTTTGCTCGGAATGGCAGGGTTGAGAACTTTTGAGAAGCATAAGAAAATTACTAAATAGTGGAAGTAAATATATATTCAGCAATTTTACGTCTAATAACTACTAGACAAGACGACATAAAGTCTGTAATTATGGATGGAAACGTAGAGAACTGGGACAGATACCAATACCTAGTTGGTCAACTCACTTCTCTTCGCAAACTCGATTCAGATATTAGGGATCTGTTTCGCAAATGGGAGGTAGACGATGAAGTCGACAACGGGGCTGATTATGCCCAACGAAAAAAAGATAGTGGGGATAAAGCCCGCTGAGAAAAAAGAAGAAGATAAAAAGAGCGACCTTAGTAAAGTCCCCAAACCAACAGGTTGGAGATTAATAGTTCTTCCTTACAAAGGTGTAGGAAAGACTAAAGGTGGTGTTTTATTAACTGACAAAGCTGTAGAAGATCAACAAGTTGCTTCTGTATGTGCTTTAGTTCTAGAAGTCGGACCCGACGCTTACGCAGACAAGGATAAATTTCCACATGGACCTTGGTGTAAGAAAGGCGATTGGGTAATCATCGCACGATATGCTGGATCTCGAATCAAAATCGAGGGAGGCGAACTCAGAATATTAAATGATGATGAGATAATCGGGACTGTGGAAAGTCCTGAAGACATTTTAGGAGTATACGCATGAACGAAGTAGATAGACAAATTGCTGAATTACAGGGGCAAGTAGGTAATAAAGCAAAACAAGAGTATTCTGTAGAGGTAGAATCGGAAGATATTGCTTCTCAAACAGAAGAAAATGAAATTGAGATTCCTCAAGAGAGAAAAACTTTTGAAGCAGAGGTTGATGAGACGCAGGGAGATCCTGTTGTTGAAGATAAATCGAAGCAAGAAGAAGTAGAGGAACCCAAAGAAGATTCCAAACAAAAGTATAGTAAGTCTGTTCAGAAAAGATTTGATGAATATGCTTATCAGCTTGGTGAATCTAGACGACGTGAAGAAGAAGCAATAGCAATTGCTCAAGCTATTAAAGCCGAAAGAGATAAAATTAAAGATGAATTAGGCAAACTTAATAGTGGTTATGTAAATGAGATGGGTGGTCGTTTGACTGGTTCCATGGAAGCAGCGAAAGCAAAGCTGAAGAAAGCTATGGAAGACCAAGATTATGATGCTGTCGCAAATGCACAATTTGAAATTGGAAAATTAAGCACAGAGCAAAGCAGATATGAGCAAATCAAAGCCCAACAAGAGGCTTTAGCAAATGCTCCTAAGCAGGAAAGAGAGATTGAAATACCTAAAGTACAACCTCAACAACCTGTTAAGGATCCAAAAGCTGAGTCTTGGGCAGAGAAAAACGAATGGTTTGGCACTGATAAGGTGATGACCAACGTTGCTTATGCAATTCACGAAGATTTAGTAAATCAAGGTGTTGATCCCCGCACAGATTACTATTATAGTGAGATTGATAAACGTATGAGGGAAAACCTTCCTCATAAGTTTCAACAAGATTCTTCATCCGAAGAACCCGCACGCCAACAGCCCGTCCAGACTGTGGCAAGCGCACATCGAAACAGAGGCACAGGACGCAACGTAGTTAAGTTGTCAAGTTCAGAAGCGGCTATCGCAAAACGACTTGGTCTTTCCAACGAACAATATGCGTCGGAAAAACTAAAGTTACAGAGGAGGTAACATTATGATTGATAAGACACCTAGATCTGCATCCACAAGGGATAAAGAAGCACGCAAAAAACATTGGCAGCTACCAAGCTCGCTTGATACACCAGAACCACCTGAGGGTTTTAAATTCAGATGGATTAGGGAATCAGTAAGAGGATATGAAGATAACAAAAACGTTATCGGTCGACTCAGACAAGGTTATGAACTTGTTCGAGCAGATGAATATCCTGATTTTGATTTTCCTAGTGAAGCTGAAGGAAAACACAAAGGTATCGTTTCTGTTGGTGGACTATTATTGGCAAAGGTGCCGGTAGAGATCGCAAAAGAGAGAGATCAATATTACTCTCAACTAGCTCATGATCAACAGGATGCTGTTGACAACGATCTTCTAAAGGAACAACACCCTTCTATGCCGATCAATAAGCCCGAGCGACAAACTAGAGTTACGTTCGGTGGCTCGAAAAAAAGTGAATAATTTTTTTTCTGACCTAGACGTAACACTTACTAACAACACATACTTTTAAAGGAGTATTAACATGGCAAATCAAGACGCCCCCTTTGGTTTCAGAGCTGTAAGAATGCAAGGTTCTGGTCCGTCAACAAACGGTCAGACTCAATACCTTGTAGCTAACGGTTATGCGACCTCAATCTTCCAGGGAGATCCTGTGGAGATGGTATCTGGTGGTACAGTAGAAGTTGCTAATGGTGTTGCAGACGTAGTAGTAGGTGTTTTCAACGGCGTTCAATACGTTGACGTGAACACAAGAAAACCAATATGGTCAAACTACCACGCAGCTAACACTTCAAGCTACGACGGTACTATCAAAGCTTTCGTACAAGACGATCCGAATCAGTTATTTGAAGTTCAAGTATCTGGTGCAATGACATTAGCTAACGTTGGTGAAACAGCTAACTTAGTTTACACTGCCGGTTCTACACACAGTGGAACATCAAAAGCAGAAGTAAACAGTGAAACTTTCTCAACTGGTGCTAATACTGCTGTTAAAATTGTTGGTATTTCAGGAGATCCTGAGAACTCAGATCTTACTGCTAACAACGCTAACATCATTATTAAATGGAACAAGCACTTATACAGTGCTAATACCGCAGGCATATAGGAGGTTAAACTATGGCTATATCTAGAAGTCAACTCGTTAAAGAGTTAGAGCCAGGTTTGAACGCTCTGTTCGGCTTGGAATACGCACGATATGATAACGAACACGCTGAGATCTTTGATGCTGAGTCATCTGACAGAGCATTTGAAGAAGAAGTGATGTTAGCAGGTTTCGGAACTGCACCCACCAAACAAGAAGGTGAGGGAGTAGCTTTCGATACAGCTAACGAAACTTTCACAGCTCGTTATACACACGAAACAATTGCACTTGCATTCTCTATCACTGAGGAAGCTGTAGAGGACAACCTTTACGACAGACTCGCTGCTAGATACACAAGAGCACTTGCTCGTTCAATGGCAAACACAAAGCAAGTTAAAGCTGCTGCAGTTCTTAACAACGCTTTTGCTGCTGCTGGCGCTGCAGGAAGCAACCCAGGTGGTGACGGTGTATCACTTATTAATACACAACACCCACTTCAAACTGGTGGTTTCCTACAAAACAGATTGTCAACAGACGCTGACTTGAACGAAACATCACTTGAACAGTCTCTTATCGACATCGCTGATTTCAGAGATGAGAGAGGCTTAAGAACAGCTATCAAAGGTATGAAGTTAATCGTACCACGACAGCTTCAGTTCACTGCTAACAGATTAATGGAATCTACATTAAGAACTGGTACAGCAGATAATGATATCAACGCAATCAGAAACATGGGAGTAATTCCAGAGGGTTACGTTGTAAACCATTATTTAACTGATGCAGATGCTTTCTATATCAAAACTGATGCTCCTAACGGATTCAAACACTTTACAAGAACTCCGTTAAAGACAGTTATGGAAGGTGATTTCGACACAGGTAACATTCGATACAAAGCAAGAGAGAGATATTCATTTGGTTTCTCTGATCCTCGTTGTGTATTCGGTACATCTGGTGCATAATTAAATAACTAATTAAGAAGGGCGTATGTCTTTGACTGCGCCCTTTTTTTATGTCATATTAGAATTCTAGCATAACAAAGTTACATAGACTGAAGCTAGCAGACGGTATAGAGACTATGTAACAAGGTCTATACAACCGAGGAGGTTTATTATGGCAAACACAACTTTTTCAGGACCAGTGATATCCAAAAGTGGTTTTATTACAACCGGTCCAGGAATAACAAAAGCGCTTACTGCTAATACAACATTAACAGTAAACGATCATGCAGGTAGAATATTATTATTGCAAGATGCAGATGGTATTTTTACTTTACCAAGTATTAATGCTTCTTCTGATTCAGCAGTAGCTGGACCAGGAGTAGACTACAACAACCCAAGTAACATTGGTGCTAGCTGGTATTTCTATGTAGATATCACAGCTACTGATATTCAAATTGTTACTGATGGTACAGATAAGTTTGTTGGTGCATGTGCAATTGGATTATCTGGAAGTACAGTTTCAACTTTCTTCCCTGGTGCATCTAATGATGTGTTATCAATGAATGGTACTACAACTGGTGGTATTGTTGGTTCAGTTCTTCAAATAACAGCTTTACAAAGTGCAGAATACTTAGTGCACAATTCACTGTTACTTGGTTCAGGATCATTAGCAACACCTTTTAGTGATACCTAATATTAACAACTCTGCGTGGGGGAGTAATGTCCCCCCGCCTAGATAGGAGTAAAAAATGGCAAACACAGTAACAGGTCCTTCAATTCAATTTCAAGGGGATCGAAAATTAATCAATACATGTTTTGTAGCATGTGATGGTGGTAGTGCTAGTTCAATTACATTAGTAGATGTTTCAGCTTTAGCTACTAATAAAGCAGGCGAAGCATGTACAAGAGTAGCATTAAACCAAATTTGGTATCAGGGAGCAGGTGCAGCAAACGCATCAGCTACTTTAACTTGGGATGCTGACACAGATGTTCCTTTTCTTTCATTAAACTACGATAACAATTTTGATTTCTCTAGCTTCGGTGCTTTACAAAACACAAAAGCTGCTGGTTATACAGGAGACGTTAAATTAGAGATTCCTGCTACAACAGTAGCTGGTCAAGAAGTCGTTGTATGGTGTGAGTGGATTAAATATTACGATTAAACATGGATATAAAAACTTCTGTTAAATCAGGGAATTTCCGCCCCACTAAAAAAGGGGCGGGAATGACTCAAAAAGGTGTTAAAGCTTATAGAAGAGCTAATCCTGGATCTAAATTACAAACAGCAGTCACAGAAAAAAATCCAACAGGAAAAAGAGCAAAAAGAAGAAAATCTTTTTGTGCTAGAAGTGCAGGACAAATGAAACAATTTCCTAAAGCTGCCAAAGATCCCAATTCAAGATTAAGACAAGCAAGGAAGAGGTGGAGATGTTAAGTGCACTAAGACCTCCAATTGTGGATAATCGACCAAAACCTAAAAATCCTTTTGAAG